TTATGTACATTATTGTTAACATAGTTTTAAGTTTTAATGATTAAAGTTTGTATTATCATTACACCAATTGTATTTTTCATCAATGTTATTTAACTTAATAATTTTAAGTTTTTTACCAATAGCTTTGATAATTGATAAATCGTGAGAATGATTCATACCTGTGTAACTAATTTCAATTCTTTCACTAGTTGTTTGTTTTCTAAAGTTTGGAACTGTTACATTAGTAATACATAATTTTGAATCTAATCTGCGTAAATCAGATAATATATTACTATTAAATGATGTGTTGTTAACTCTAACGTTAACTGTATTAATGACTGTACCATTAATATTGATAGATTTAATACCAAATGTTTTTTGAATTTTCATAGTTTTAAGTTTTAAGAGGTTAATATTATTGATACTCCAGTACATATAGATGCCCATATTTGATCGTGATTAGGTTTGTTATTTACATAACCTAATTCAGATTTAATAGTGTTTATTCTATTGTGTACACTGAATTTGTATTCAGGAAGTTTAGTAGACTTATTAATAATAGGTCTGCCATTTTTAGTTGTTTTTTGAAGTTTGTTCATTGTAAGTAGTTTTTAGTTAATATTAATTGAATAATAGATAAGTAATAAAACAAACTTAGTATTGCTTGTTTTATTACTTATTAAAAGTTTAATTTTAATGATTTATTAAATATGATTTACTTTGTCATTCATACATTTTTTAGCATATTCTATAGATTCTAAATCATCATTATAACATACTAGACCATGTCCGTGATATTCTTGATGAAATGTTCCTGTCCAATAAAATAATGTACATTTTTTCTTTTTGTAGATACAAGGATATTCACCATCATTTAATTTTGTATGATCAATACTTGAAGGGTGATTTTCTTTTGTTTTTAATTCACAATTAGTTAATCCATAACAATCATAACCACAATCATCTTCTAATTTACCATGAAGATATGTGTGAGATAGTCGTTTAGGATTTAATTTATCGTAATTTCTTTGATGATCTGGAATTATTGTCCACATAATTTAGTAGTTTTTTAGTTGTTAATAAAAAGACAGAGGAACTATTCCCCTGTCTGTAATTCTTCTGCATTAAGTTGAGCTTCAATAAATGATTGAAGATGGTCTTGAAGTTTGTTTAATGCTTTTGTAGCACCATAATATTCTGCTTGATCCATATTTTCATTATCGTTTAATACTTTAATTTGATTATCAATCATTCTGATGATATCTAATGTTGTTTGAGTGTCCATTTGTAGTAGTTTTTGATTGTTAATAAATAAATAAAATAAATGGCTGAGAATTTGACCATTTTTACAAGAAGTTTTCACATAGATTTCTCTAGTAATTCACACTAACATTGTTAGTATCTTGTATACAGATGGGTTTAAGTCCCACAACTACTCTATTGTACCTTATAATTTACTTCTTTCATAACATATCTCTTGGAAGAGTTCAATGCATCCCTGCACTTATACGCATATTACTTGTTTCAATTCTCCTGATCCCTTGCGAGGATTTTGGGCCATTATATTACAAATGGATAACTGTATTTTAAATACAATAGGTGTAATGCTTTTGCTGAGTTATAATTAATTTATAATTAATTTAGTTCTCAATAACCGATTAGAATGTGTGATTACACTCTGCAACATGCCAACTTTTGATTGGTTTAGTCACAAACACACTCTTATTTTCCCTTGTCACAGGTACTCAATTTACTTCTGTCTATATTCCTTGTATTTCTAATTTAGGTCTCACACTAAACTGTTGTTTGAGACAACACAAGGATTATAATAACATTTTCATCAATAACTCTATACGCTTGACAAGCATTTGGAGTTAAAGCAATACTAGATTGTCGACATTACTGTCCAAGTTGAGATGGTTGATCCCAACATATTATACTATTTACTCTGCCCGAGTATACACCATATAATATTATAGTATTGATTTTCTTGTGAACTGATATATTGCTATATCAACGCAGATACTCTTGAGAGGGTATACACTTTCCTGCCTTATGAATTCAGCAGTTATTCTAACGAGGAGAAATCCCCCGTGCAACATTAGTTTCATCTTTTTGAAGTTATCTCAAGATTAATTATCTCCCAAGCCACGTAAAGGCTGTTACAAATGAGAGTTTTAACAATACACTGAATATATCCAATTATAGGATAAAATATACTTATTCAAGGTATATGGTATTGTTAGTTCTGATATAGCTCAGTTTACTATAAGCATTTAGTATTTTATCTGTTATCTCAACAGTTAGGTTACTACAACCTGAATATCTTTTAATTGGTTGAGGTTATTTACCAATACCCTCTAAGCCATTTAAAGAGGTTTATACTATTTTTAACCATTAGTACAATGGGTCTCTAGCTTTTTAAAGTGGTAAGATGCCCCACTGTATTATTGTTAAATCTCCAGGCGACCACCGTTAAGAGATTAATTTAAAATGTCACACCTACCCTTCAACCTCGTAAGGCAACTGTAATCTGTAGGCTCTATTCCAGTTCACACATCCTGTGACATTTTTAATGTTTTATTATTTAATTCAAGGCTTGTAACCAAGTTCACGATCTCTTTCTGAATCATTTGTTCATCAGTGATACACCGTCATAATTGTACTCCTTTCATCCCCTTGAATATTTTTAATTGAATTATCCTATTGCACTAGGTTGTAATAGTTTTAGTGTGTAGAGGATTTCATATTTGTAGGTAGCATAATCTTCTAAAGTTTGCTGTCCGATCAGTATAACTTTAAGCTTTCCAGTACAAGAATATATATCTACTTATCACTCTCTATTACAACTTTTGTGCATTAGGAATATAAGTATTTAATTGTAATTCCTTACTTCCGACTATTAATTATAGTATAAGGTTTACGTTTCTCTATTATTACAACTAAATACATTAAAAACTTAACAAGTATACTAAGTTACCGATGAATTCACATCTAATAACTATCCTTACATTACAATAAAATCCAGTAATGAAGTATCTTATTTAAGCTATGTATATAATAGGGTTTATTATATTAAGGACTTTTGAGAAAAGAGTGAAAAGGATGGGAGTTGAGGTGTAACCCACTGATACCAACACTTTACAAAGATTTTTCATCAATTATTTGTTAATTGTTGACCAACATTTGTATATTGTTTGTTAATCAACTAATAAGCAACACCCCGAAGGGCAGTGAGTTAGAATACCCACTGCTTAACTTCGTTGCCATCCTTATGCTTAAGGACATTGCCATCCTTATCTAGCATACTAACCCTACCTTTAGGATTAAAGTCAGGCACGTCAGCACCCTTTTCTAATCCTGATGGATTAGCACACCAGCCAAATTCATAGCCAATAGAATATTGGTTAATTTTAGCACCTACATACATAGTCTTTCCTGATTCTGATACTTTGCTTACAATAGCTTTCATAATGGTAATTTTTAATTGGTTTTGCAAGAAACGATTTCCTGCTAAATTTAGGTAGGGGGGTTGTTGTGGGGATGGATCAAATCTTAACCTACACAAAAAATTTTAAAAAATATTTTACAAAAAATTTTATTAAAAAGCTATATTCTATGTCACCTAATCTTAAATAAATATTTGGTTATTAGATAGTTAATACTTAACTTTACTTTATGAATTTAAAGATTAAATATAGAACTCCTACAGATGAACATACTACTATGGTATTAAATGATGTAGAAATTGAAGTAACTACTCAAGAATATATTAGTATAATTAGACCGGCTAGCTTTGCTACCGATGGTCCTAGTTATATGAAGCATAGGTTTAAGCTTATAAATAGTTATTTTGAGAATATTGATAGTGAACCTAAAGAACAATTTAGTTGGTAATGGCAAGTACATCAGAATATGAACAACAACAGTTTTGGGAAGATAGTCCTATTGAAGTTATCTTAGGAGATAACTCTTCCTGGGAATTAACAAATAATAATAATATAATATATGTACAAAATAGTATTGATGGATCTATTTAATAACTTATCTACAGAAGATAAGATTAACTTTTTAAATGATATGCAAGATATAATGTTTAAACAAGGTAAACTAGAAGAATTTAACTTAATAAAAATTAAAAATGTCAAAGAATTTTAAAGAAAAGGAGATTATAGGTATTCTACCTGATGGTAGTATCTATCTCAAAATGGGTGTTACTAGGAAACACTATAATGATAAACTTAATTATGAAGATATGGATCAGATTAATGATAAGTTACTTATGGCTGAAAAGATAGCTAAATTTTACTTATTTACAGGGACTAGTCCTATAACTGAAGAATAGATAAAATAGATTTGGTAATGTCCTAAAAAAAGTGTATATTTGTATGTACTTTAACTCAAAGAGTTAATCACCAGGGAACACCTAATAAGTTAACACCTGGTTAGAAGTTGGATTGTAAGAGTAGAGTGAGGTTAATCCCTGTCATCTTGAAATGAGATTTCTCCAATAGGTACGCAAATTATTATAAATGAAAATTCTATAGCTGCTACAAGAGGTATGAAGTATCCTCCTGAATTAACAGGGTTAAAGTAAGCAGACACTAGGTAACACTAGGAGGGTTCAAGACAGATAGATATAAGTTTATAGTTAATCCCACCATCTGGTATAAAAACTGGAAGGGGAATATTGTGTCTTGTAGATAACTAACTTAGTTATATAATTTATTTGGTTATTATAATTAATATAGTTATATTTGTAGTATGGAATTTAAACTTAAGCTACCCATAGCAAATAAAAATAAACTTATGATTGAGATGATCAATCCTATCATAGGTAACTTAACCTCTAAAGAGATTGAGATATTAGTTGTTATTGCCAATAAACAAATAGGGGTTATTGACAAGAATACTAGGACTGATATTAGAATGGCTTTAAACATGGATAAGTTTAACTTTAATAATTATATTAAGAAGTTAAAAGAAAAGAAAGTATTGAAACAAGTAGATAAGTTAACACTTAATGTTAATCCTAATCTACTACACATACTTAAACATGACTCACTTAATATAAGTTTTGTATAATGAACTCAACTAAAAGTAATATTTATGAAGAAATACTGGATGAAATTAAAAGTGACTTTGGCTTATCAAAAGCAGAACTTGAAAGAATTTGTGATTCTCAGTTTAGGGTTATAAGAGATACCATGTCTAACAGAGAAGGTAAGGTTATTCAGTTAATATACCTAGGTAAGTTTAGACCAACAATGTACAATATAGATTATACTAAATACGTAAAACCAAAGGAAGATGAGTAAATTTACAGAAATAATAAATGGATTTAAGAACTTAGTTTGGGAAGATCCTAAGATAGAAAAGTTAGCTACAGATAGAGCATTAATTTGTTCAGACTGTCCAAGCAATATTGATAGCAGATGTAAAGAATGTGGTTGTTTCTTAATAGCCAAAGTTAGATCTGAATATTCTAAATGTCCTTTGTCAAAGTGGTAGTAGAACTAGTTTGCATATCTCAATATCCTTTACCTGAAAATGCTAAGTCTATTAGCAAGTATGTACCTATGAGGGTATTTCAAAAAAGGTTATTTGTATTAGAAAATATGCAGATTGAAGAACATGTTAATGGTAAGGGTAAGGTTATAAATAAATACACTACTTGTAAATATGATAGTGAATACTATAAACTTAATATACCTTACAAAAAGCTTAAAGAAGAATACTTTACTCCATTAATAATTAAAGGATACGGTAATGCATAAAGAAATAATAATACCTATATATGATTGCCTAGTTAGTATTCAAGTTACTCTTACAATGAATGAAGCAGTAAAGCATCTTACTGATACTTATGGTATTACAGAAGATGAAGATCTATCTAATATGGGAGGGTTCTGTAATTCAGATAATTCACCTTTAATTGATAGACAGATCTATTACTTAGTTGTAGGATATACATTAGATAAGAAAGAATACTGGGCTACCATTGCTCATGAAACAATGCATTTGATACAGGAAGTATTAGAATCTAGAGATATATATTATCAAAGAAAACAACCTAATGAACCATATGCTTATATGTATGGTTACTTTATATCAGAGAACTTTGAGTTCTTTGAGCAAGCATATTCTAAATTTAAAAGATTAAAAGTTAAAAAATGATTCGTATAATAGATTTAGTTGATAGTAAGATTATTGTAGCTCCAGAGTGTTTGGTTATAGAACCATTCAAATCTATTTGGGAGAAAGATAAATCTAAAGATAAGACACATGCATTTAATATGATTAAATATACATGGTATTATGCTTCATATAAATCACCTTTCTTTCAACATAGTAATACAGACAGATCTAAGTTAATATTAAGTCACATCATTAAAGATGATAAGTTTAAGTTAACTAAGGAACTAGAAGAGTGTATTAAAATGTATGAAACAGTTAACACAACTCCGGCAATGAAGTTGTTTAGATCAGTTCAAGAATCTATTAATAAGATGGAGGACTTCTTTAAAACTGTAGAGTACAATGAGGACAATATTAAAAAGATAACAGATAGTATTATTGCAATGCCTAAAGTGCAAGAAGCTATTCAAGCGGCATTAAATAACTGTAGCAAAGAGCAAGCTTCTGGGGATACTGTCCGTGGAGCTGCAACATTAGGTTTATTTGAATAACTATGAAGAACGATAATCAGTATATAGCTTGTGTAGATTTGTTTGAAAAGACTAAAGAATTTTCTTACTTAGCAGAACAATATAATAAAACAGGAATGTATACTAGTGCAATTCCAGGTACTATGGAATACTTAGATTTCTGGCAAGGTGTTAGAGATGTTTGTTTAGAAGGATTTACTAATTCTGTAGATCAAACTATTACAGGTCAACATTTCTTTTATCTTAACTTCTGTCCAATATTAGGTCTTAATGAAAAGACTGGAAAGAAATCTAAGATCTTTCCTAGGTTTATAGACTTAGATTATGAGTTCTTCCATATGGTAGAATATTGTAGACTAAATCAAAAATCTTTAGTTGCAGTAAAAGGTCGACGTCAAGGTTGGTCTTATAAAGCTGCAGCAATATGTACACATGAGTTCTATTTCTACCCAGATAGTAAAGCTGTAATTGGAGCATTCTTTAGTTCATTTAGTCAAAACACTATGAACATGGTAGTTGACAATTCTAACTTTATTAATACTAATACAGAGTTTAGAAAGCAACGTAATCCTGACTTAAAAGACTTTATTAAAGCTAGATATCAAGCTACTGTTGGTGGTGTTAAAGTTTGGAAAGGATTTAACTCAGAAGTTAAAGCAATATCATTTAAAGATAATCCTACAGCTGCAGTTGGTTTAAGTGCATCTTGGTTAATCTTAGATGAAGCAGGTGTATTTAATAACATTGTAGATTCTTATGGATATACAGAACCATTAATTAAAGATGGTAGTACGTATACTGGAGTAGCCTTAGTATTTGGTTCTTCAGGAGATATGGATTCAGGTAGTAAGTATTTCTATGAAATGTTTACCAATCCTAACAAGTATAACATGCTATCATTTGAAGATCCATTTAATCCTAACAGTTCAATAGGATTCTTTAGTTCTGCTAGTAAAGGTAGATTAGGTGTATGTCTTAATCCAGAATCTAAATGGTATAAACAACCTATGGTTGACTTAGATGGTAATTCTAATCATGAAGCTGCAGAACACGATATTGAATGGTTAAGAAATAGTGCTAAAACAGGATTAGATCCTAAAGCAATTCATAATATAACTACACAGTTTCCATTAAGTTGGAAAGAAGCATTCTTAAGAAATAAGGGTAATGTATTTGGATCACCAGAGATGTTAGAATGGTTAGGTCATTTAGAAAATACACCTAGTCTTAGAGGACAAGCTCAGAAAGGTGAATTATACTTTGACAAAGGAGAAGTTAAATGGAGATTAAATAGTGATTTAATTTATATAACAGACTTTCCATTAAGGAAAGATCCTAAAGCAGGAGAAAATTTTACAACAGATAGTTGTGCTGCTATATGGGAACATCCTGAAAAACAAGAGAATGGAGAAATACCTAACTATTTGTATATAGCTGGATGTGACCCTTATGATCAAGATAAGTCAGACTCTGGTTCATTAGGATCATTCTTTGTTTATAAAAGATTCTATAGAGCAGACAGAACTCATGATATTATTGTAGCAGAATACACTTCTAGACCTGATACAGCAGAACAATTCTATGAAAACTGTAGAAAACTATGTATGTATTATAATGCTAAAGTACTGTATGAGAACCAGTTAAAAGGTTTAAAGGTATACTTTGAACAAAAGAATGCTTTACAATATATGTGTGAACAACCAGGTATTATTAGAGATATGGTAAAAGATTCTAGAGTACAACGTGGTTATGGAATACATATGAATAGAGGTAGTAATGGATCTAGTGGAATCAAAGATCAATGTGAACTATACTTAAAGAAATGGTTATATGAAGAAGTTGATGGTGAAACAGAAGGAACCAAAGTAGTAAGATTCCAAACAATTAAATCAATACCATTATTAAAAGAATTAATAGCATATGATAGAGATATTAATACAGATAGAGTTATTGCAGTTATGCTATGCGTATTACAAACATACGAATTACACAGAATTCATGTGGAAGAGCTATTAGATATGAAATCTACAACAGGTGATTTCCTTGAAAGAATCTACAAGAAAAACCGTATATTTAAAGGAGCGAACTCTCAATTTAACCCAAGCAGAAACTAATGAGCCAAGATATATATGCCAATTTAGGTGGTCAGAATTTACCGCAACAAAAGTTACCAATGTCTAGTAAAGACAAAGAATGGGGTAAGTCTTGTATAAATTATTATTCAAATTATAGATATACAAATGGTAGTAACTTAAGATCAGATAGATTTAAAAAGTTAATTAACTATGACTTATATAATGGTAAAGTAAACCATAAAGATATTGAAACTATCTGTGACCCATTAGGTGTAAATACATCTAGTACATTTGCAGCAAGGTTTCAACATTATGATATTATTTCAGAACCAATTAGATTACTAATAGGTGAAGAAACTAAAAGACCAGATAATCACATTGTAATATCAGAATCTCCAGATGACCTTAATCGTAAAACAACTGCTGTTAAAGAAAAGATTTTCCAAGCTTTGCAACAAGGTTTGGCTTATCAAATTGATCCTAATGCTGACCCTAACAATCCTCCTCCTCCGCCTGAAGAAATTCTTAAGCATGAAAAATACACGCCCTCGGACATAATTGAGTCTAAGGCTAATAAGGTATTAAAGGTTCTTAAGAAAAGACTTAACACTAGGTTATTGTTTTCTCAAGGATGGAAAGATGCATTAATTGCCGGAGAAGAAGTTTATTGGGTAGGTATTGAAAATGCTGAAGTAGCTATGCGTAGAGTTAACCCAGTTAACTTAACAGTAATACTTGATGGTGACACTACATTTGTAGATGATGCTATAGCAGTAGTAGAGGAAAGAATGTTAGCTATCAACACTATTTTAGATGAATATGGTGACATATTATCTAAAGATGATGTAGACAAATTAGAAAATTATACAAGAGGAACCTTTGGTTCTTTTAATACTGCAGGTGGATTTGAACCTCAGTTTGACGTAGTTAATGGTCAAAATGCTTTTGCTGGTATTACACCAACTAATGCTTATAATGGTAATAATAGTAATAACTATTCTATCAGAGTAACAAGAGTTGAATGGAAATCAATGAAGAAGATTGGTGAATTAACTTGGACAGACGAAGATGGTGCTCCACAAACAGAGATAGTTGATGAAGTATTTAATACAAGAGTATTTAAGGAAGCATTTCCTGATGCTAAGGTAGAATGGTATTGGATCAATGAAGCTTGGGAAGGTGTTAAAATAGGATTGGATATCTTCACAGATATTAAAGCTAAACCTAACCAAAGACGTAGACTAGATAATCCTTATTTTTGTAGATTGGGTTATACAGGGTTCATCTATGAAGCTACAAACTCACAATCTGTTAGTTTGATAGACAGGTTAAAACCTTACCAATATTTATATGATATTATATCTTACAGATTAGAGATAGCATTTGCTTCTGATCAAGGTAAGAAGTTTATAATGGATTTAGCTCAAATACCTGAAAGTCATGGTATTGACATTGATAGATGGTTATACTATTTAAAAGAAATGAATATTGCTTTTATCAATAGTTTTGAAGAAGGTAAGAAAGGTGCTGCTAGCGGACAATTAGCCAATAAGTTTAATCAGTTCCAAGCAATAGATTTAAGTCTTAGTCAATCTATCCAACAGTATATCAACATGTTGGATTATATTAAAACACAAGTAGCATTTGTATCTGGAGTTACTCCACAAAGATTAGGTGCTATTAACAACTCTGAATTAGTTGGTAATGTAGAAAGATCTGTTAATCAATCTTCTTTAATTACTGAATATTTATATGAAGGTCATGCTGAAGTAAAACGTAGAGCTTATACAGCAATGATTGAAGTAGCTAAAATCTGTTACAAGAAAGGATTAGCTGCTCAATATGTTCTAGATGATATGGCTATTGAAATGCTAACTCTAGAAGAGAATGAATTTGAAAACTCTGAGTTTAATGTATTTGTAACTAACAATACTAAAGATTTAGAATTAAAAGCTAAGTTAGATCAATTAGTACAAGTAGCATTACAATCTGAAAAAGTAGATTTATCTGCAATTGTTGAAACATTAATGAATGATTCTCCAAGAGATATTGTTAGATTGTTACAACGTAAAGAAGAAGAATTCTATCAACGTCAGTCTGAAAATGGTAAAGCTCAACAAGAACATGAAATGAAGATTGAACAAATGCAACAACAAATGCATGCTGAACAAGTTGAATTTGACCATCTTAAATTAGATCAAGAAAGATATATTGCAGAAGAAATTAATGCTACTAAAATACAAGTAGCGGAGATTGCTGTGTATAATAAGCAACAAGATTTAGATCTTAATGATAATGGTATTCCTGATTCATCAGAGATTGCAGCTAACGCTTTAAAACAACAAGAGTTATCTTCTAGATCTTTTATGGAACAATCTAAGTTAAGTCATGACAAATCTAAACATGAAGCTCAATTAACATTGAAAGATAAGGAAATAAAGCTCAGAAATGAGCTTGAAAACAAGAAATTGGAAGCTATAAAAGTTCAGAATAAAAATCAAATTGAATTATCTAATAAAAAACATGCAGCTGATAAGTTGATGATGGATAAAAAGATGGAAATAGAAAGAATGAAAATAGCAGCAGCTAAATCTAAAAACAATAAGAAATAATGGCAATACCTACTTTTAAACCAACAGGAATTAAAAATCCTTTTATATCTAAAGAATGTATAGATATACTAAACTTTAGAATTGAACAAGAAGAATACTCTAGTAGAGTTTATCATGCAATGTCTTTGTGGTTAAATAACAATGGTTATTTTGGTGCAGCAGCAGTATGGCAAACAGATTCTGATGGAGAAATGGTACACGCAGGATGGGCTAAATCTTTTTTATTGGATATGGGAGTTACTCCTAAAGTTCAAGCATTAAAAGAACCACCTCAAACTTTTGCAGGTTTACCTGATATTATTAAACAATCATTTGCACACGAAGTACTTATTACTAAACAATGTAATGAGTTAGCATCACATGCTATGAAATATGGTAATCACTTATTATATCAATTAGCTATGAAATTCTTAACTGAACAACAAGAAGAAATGGGTAAAGTACAAAACTTAGTTGATCAATTAGAATCATTTGGTGAAGATAAGATTGCAATGAGATTATTTGATCACGAACTAAAAGGATAACATGTACTATAAATTACCAATAAAAGAAAGAATGGATTTAATGAAGTCTTATAAAAAGGCTAATAAAAACATGTCTTATAGTGATATGGTAAATGACTACAATACTAGTTATCAAAGATTTGATAATGGTGGTAAAAAAAATACTAATGTTGCAGAAAGTACTTTTGTAAAATCTCCACACATTATAAATCTTTCAAAAGATACAAAGGTAATAGATCCTGATAAAAATACATTAAACCACATGTATGCTTTACAATTATTAAAAAAACACAACGTTGATGTTGATTCTACAGGTAATGTATTAAATAGTTTAGGTTTAAATAGTGCAGCTTATTATAATCCTATAACAAGAACTATTAATTATAAACATGATCCAAATAAAAATCCAAAAACAGAATATTCTGAAATGGTTATGAAAGAATTACCTCATGCTATACAATCAGACTCAATTGGTGTAGTTCCTTTTTTAAAGAATACATTTACGGAAGGTGCTCAAGATTATTTATTTGAAAAAGATCCTAATGCAAGATATTATAATACTTCAAAAATTGAAGGACACGCTCATAATACACTAGAACAAAAATTATATGATGAAAGACAAGCTAAACTTTATAATGCTAAAGATTTAAAGTACGGAGGAATTCAAAGATTTGATAATGGAGGAATTAAAAAAGAAGTTAGATCTACAACAGATAATACTAATGTAGCAAAACCTTATTTTCCTAATCCAGATAATACTAACATGGATCCTAGAAAAATACCTCAATCAGGTATGGTTGTAGATAAAAGAACTAATCAAGCTTATTACTTTGGTGATGATGGTGACACAGGAACATTTCCTGTATTAACTGCTAAGAATCCAGAAGCAAATAAAAATACTTATTCTTTAAGTCAGTTAACTAAAAATTCTAATTTGAGAAGTACTCCTAAAGGATATTATATGGTTGAAAAAGAATCTAAGTATAAGTCTAAAGATGACATGCAACACTATAAAGGTTTAATGAGAAGTTTAAATCCAATTGAAGCTTATGGTGAATCAAAACCAAGGGCAAGTGATTTAGCTTTACATTTAACATTTACTGATCCAGGTAATCCTAAAGTATTTAAAAACAGAGAACATTTATATAATCAAACACCTCAAAAAAGATATGCGTCTTATGGATGTGTAAATTGTCAAGAATCATCTTACAGAGCTTTTAATAAAGCAGTACCTGAAAGTGATACATTGATGATGTTAGATAGTAAAGATCCTAAAGACTTGAGATTACTTAAACAAGCTCAAGGTAGAATAAAAACTAAAATTAAAGATTAAAAGTTTAAAAAACAAAATAGTGTTAAAGCTATAGAAAGATAATAAGGCATGTGGGTTTTAACTGTTGCACACAATAACCAAAACAGTTATATTTATAGTATAATACTAATAAAAGGCAAAAAATGAGTAAGGAAAATGAAGATGCTCCAAAGGAGTTAAATATTCTAGATACACCATTTGGTGATGGTTTAGAAATGCAATTCTCAGATGAATATTCTGATGAGTTTAAAGAAAATAACTCTGTGGCTCAACCCTTAATGCAAGAGGATGAGGACATGGTACCTGACAATGATAATTTTAAAGAACCTGTTAAGGAGGTTATTAAAGATTTACCAAAGGAAGAAGTTAAAGAACGTGTTAAAGCAGAACCTCGACAAGATGTATCATCTGATGAAGGATCTAATTTAAAAGTGTTTGCTAGCTGGTTAGGTGAGAAAGGTTTAGTAGATTATGATGAAGAGTCTTTTGAAGATTCTGAAGATGGTCTTAAAAAACTAATGAGTAATACAGTTGAACGTGAAGTGGAAAACTACAAAAATAGTTTACCAGATGATGTTCATAAACTAGTAGAATTTATTGAAGCAGGTGGTAATCCAAAGAATTTTATGGATGTTTACTACGGAGATGCATCTTGGAGTGACTTTGATATTGATGATGAGAGATCTCAAAAAACAGTATTAAAAGAATACTTGAAAGCTCAAGGAGAAGATGATGAAGATATAGATGAAACAATAGATACTTACGAAGTTTCAGGTATATTAGAAAAGAAAGCTAAAGGTGCTTTGAATAAGTTACAAGCTTATGAAAAGAACTATAAAGATCAAATCTTTGAACAACAAAAAAGACAAGATGCTGATCAAAGAGTTTTCGCAAAACAACAATATGATTCTTTTAAATCAGAGTTGTATGCTAAAGAAGAAATACAAGGATTCAAGTTGACTCCTAAAATGAAAGATAACCTTTGGGACTTTATGATGAAGCCTGATAAAACTGGTGAAACAGGATTACAGAAACATAATAAAACCAATACTAATGCTCAATACATGTATGCTTATTTAGCAATGAATGATTGGGATCTTAGTAAGTTAGAAAGACAAGTTAAAACAAAAGTTAACTCTGAACTAGCTAGTAGATTGTCAAATGTTAAAGATGGTAGAAGTAAAATGAAATCTGGTCAATCAGATAACTTCAATGACCAAAGAGCTACTGGAGATTTTAGTGCCTTCAAGCAAGCTTTAACAAGAGGTATGATTTAAACACAAATTATTAATTTAATATAAAAAACAAAAAATGCAAATTAGTCCATTACAAATAACAAACATGAACTGGCATGCTGGTCTTACACAAGACTCTCATTTGTCAAGTTTCTTTTTAACTGAGCCAGCTATAGCTAGCCAAGTTATCACTCGTATTTATAACAAACAAAATGGTTATAAAAATGCTCTTTCTTTCTTAACAGGTGGAATGGGTAAAGCTAAAGAAATTGATGGTATCCAATATCGTTGGAATATCATTGGTGACTCTCGTAAAGCAATCTCTATTACTCGTGCAGCATTTGATGCAGCGACTAACATTGGTATTAATGCTACAACTTTCAAAATCGGTGTAAACGAAAAATGGTTTTCTGAAGGTGACGTATTATTATTTGATAGTCCTGAATACAAAGCTCGTGTAATTTCTGAGCCTATTTATGATGGTGCTGATTATATCTTAGTATGTCAATTGGTAACAGCTGATATCACTAAATCTGTTCCTGCAGTTTTATTAACAGTAGGTAAAGAAGTATCTAAAGAATACAACTTAGTAGAGCATGATCATTCTCGTACATCTGGTGAAACTCACTATGCTACACCAATGATGTTAGAAAACTTTATGTCTACATTACGTAAGAAATATTCTGTAACAGGTGCTGCTCACAGTCGTGTTATGGTTATCTCTATGTTAAATCCTGAAACTAATGAAAAAACTAACACTTGGGTAAAATATGCTGAGTGGGAATTTTGGAAGCAATTCATGGATGAAATTGAAATTAGTTTAATGTTTGGTGAATCTAACATTAAATCTAACGGAACAACTGACTTAAAAGGTGCTTCAGGAAATACTATTTATTCTGGTGCTGGATTAGAAGGACAAATTGCTCCAGGTAACAAACGTTTATATACTAGTTTAACTGAAAAAACAATTCGTGATTTCATGTCAGATTTAGCATACAATGGTACTGAAGATGGTCCTCGTGAATACGTTGCACTATGTGGTCGTGAGTTCATGAACTTATTTGATCAAGCTATGAAAAACAAAACAGCTACTTTAACTCAAATCACAGGTGACAAATTTGTTACTGGATCTGGTCAAGATTTAGCTTTAGGTGGACAGTTTATGACTTACACTGGTTTAAATGGTGATAAAATTACATTAAAAGAATACAAACCTTATAATGACGTAGTAAGAAATCGTTTGTTACACCCTCAAACTGGTAAACCAGCTGAGTCTTACAAAGCAACTTTCTTAAACTTTAAATCTTACAACAAAGGAGAACCTAATATCCAAAAAGTATACTCTAAAGATCGTGAGATGGTAACTACATACATTGAAGGAATGTACGGACCTTACGGACCTAAGAAAAATGGTTCATCAGCAAGTTCAGTAGATGGATACACATTTGAAGCAATGACAGAATGTGGTATCATGCTTCGCGATCCTTCAGATGCTGCTCAGTTAATCTTAGACGCTAGTTCTATATCATAAATATTAAATATTTTAGTTGCATATTAATGTAAAATACGTTATATTAGTATGCAACTAAATATTAAAATATGATTATTTACAAAATAACAAACTTAATAACTTGTAAGTTTTATATAGGTTTAACTATTCAAAATATAAACACAAGATTTAATCATCATGTTTATGAAGCAAAATTAGGTAGTACTTCTTATTTACATAGATCAATATTAAAACATGGTAAGGAAAATTTTAAAATTGAAAAATTAGATGAAGCACAAACTATAAAAGAGTTACAAAATAAAGAAGTTTATTATATTAATACACTAAATACAACAAATAGAAAAATTGGTTATAATATAGCACAAGGTGGTAGTATTGGATTAAATGGTTTTAAACATACAGAAGAATCTAAACTTAAAATGTCTAAATCTTCAAAAGGTAAAATAGCTTCATTAGAAACTAAACAAAAAATGTCTAAAATTAGAAAAGGAAAATCTTTACCAGAATCTGCAAATATTAAAGTTAAACTATATAATAAAAAAGTTTCTAAAATTGTAATTAAAACAAATATTGATGGTAGTATTCAAGAATATGAATCTATATCAGAAACTGCTAAACAAAATAACATTGACCCAAAAAGTTTGTCTGGTGGATTAAATAATAAAAGAGGGTTTTACACAGATAGAAATAAATGTGTATATAAAATTAAATAAACTAATAAAGGCAAAATTATTAAAACAAATGGAAGAATCAGGTGCAAAATCTTATGTAATTAGACCTATCATAAGAAACAAATTTTCAGGTCAATCTTATTACAATAAAACTTTAACTGTAATAATGGGAGCTCAACTAAGTCAAACTGGTTTATATAAAACTGGATTAACTTTAAGCGATGAAGAACATTATGAGAAAGAGTTAAACTTGCCAAAAGGCACCTTGAATAAAAGGAATGCTGATTACTGGTCAGATATGGAAGTAAGATTAAGAAATGATAAGTTGACTATATTTAATATAGTAACAGCCTATGATGAATTAAAATTTAAAATGTTGCAACAACATGATTGGATAGCTAACACTGAACATGATGTCGTTGGAAACTCAACAGCTAGATTTTATATATATGATCCAGAAGCTGCAAGTAAAATTGAAAGTGCTAAAATGGAATTTGAATTTGCGGCTATGGAAGCATTCCATGAAGCAACTATCGAAGAAAGAAGAGGTCTATTAAGAGTGTATGGTAAACGTGGAGTAGATGAGATGTCTGAAACTATGGTTAAAACTGAGTTATTCAAAGAAGTTAAAAAAGACTTTAAAGAATTTATCAGAGTATCTAAAGCTAAAGAAACTCCTACTAAAGCATTATTAGAAGCCTTAATTGAAAAAGATATTATTAAAAAGAAAGGTACTTACTTTTATAACGGTGAAGATCTTTTAGGTAGTTCAACTGATGAGGTTGTTAGTTACTTAACTGATGTTAAAAATCAAGCTGTTAAATTAGCACTACAAGGAAAACTTAAACCTAAAAAAACAAAATCTGAATAATGACCGCTGCTGAACTTCATTTAGAATTTAAATTTAGATGTGATAAATTAGATACTCTAAATTATCCTAACTTCTTATCCGAAGAAATAGATTTAATTCTAAATAATGCTCAAGAAAGGTTAGTCAAACAGAGATATGGGTTTAATAATATTAAAAGGCAATCTTTTGAGGAAACTGAAAAACGTACTGAAGATTTAAAGGAAATTGTTAAAAATGCAATATTAACACCTTTACCTTATTCT